TTGATTGTTCAGAATTGTATCTCCTAGCTTTTCCACCACTACCTCGCATCCTACCAAAAGATCGACTACTTTTTGAAGGGTAAAGCATTTTTGCTTGAGCTTCAATGTCCGCCTTTGTACGTGCCCCTTGAACTTCTTGACCAGCTTTTAAGCCAGCAAGCTCTGCCTCTAAACGTGCGTACTCAGGGTTCGGTGCACCACCCTCAATGCCACGGGCCATTACGCCGATGTCAGCTAGCTCTAAGGCAGTATACTGCGGGCGGTACGTCCGCTCTGAACTAATCAGTCGCTCCTGCAATCGAGGGTCCGTGATTCCTTGGTAGGAACCGCTAAAGTTCTTACCGAATAAGTATTCACCCATTGACTTTCCAGGGTCAATTGGGTCTGGCATTTTTGGTGCTTTCGAGCTTCCGAATAATCCTGACATAATTTTATTGGGTTAATATTTTTCTAAATAATTTTGTAGTATAACTTTTTACTTGTTGAACTCCTGATTTATAACGAACAGCTCGTAGTTTTTTGTAAGATACTTCGGGGCACTTCAGAATAAAGTTATGTATGATCTTTTTAAAAGTCTGTTTATCCTTGGCAAATATAGAAGCCATTAATACGGTGTCTCCGTCTTTTCTGTCAGGTTTCCATTCATTTAATTGAGATAGAATTTCGTCTTCATTGCAATTATACCACATAAATACACCCAATATATTACCCGAAGCATCGCTTTCTGACGTAATAGTATCTTTTGCTATATGGTAGGCTACAAGAGTTTGAATGTAATCCCTAGTTGCTCCGTCCAGCACCTTACCGTTCTCCATTGCAATGCAGAAGTCCACTACCTTGTCGATAAAGGTAATGGCTTCTTTCTGTTCAGCGTTTTGCAACGCTATTTGAACTGATTGCAGGAGGGGGTTCATTAGTATCCAATAGCAAGAAATGTTAGACCCACGGTATTGTTCATTTCATCGTAGCGATTTACAGTAAAACCAGCGGTACTTTTCGATGTAATGGGAACATCAATTCCTTTGCTGGTATATGAACCACCACCACTACCACGAGTATCTTGAGTCATTACCATTAGGCAGGCTGTGGGAAATGCAGTTGGAAAAGTCAAAGTAATTTCGCTGTCACTAGCCAATTCAAAGTTTCCGAATTTTAATATCAAGCCACCGATATTTACCGAACCGCTGTCTGCGATACTATGTTGGTCGTAATTATCACTACTCTGAGGGGTAATGTCTGCCAGCGAATCCGCATAAGCCTTAATACTTTCTGACGTAGCTAGTGTCGTAGCACTAGCCGTAGCCATAGTATCGTCATCAATGACATCTGTCAGCTTTGCGAAGGTTACGTTAGCATCGGCAATCTTAGCTGTTGTAACAGCATCCGCAGCAATCTTAGCTGTTGTAACAGCACCCGCAGCAATCTTAGCTGTGCTTACACCACTGTCAGCCACTACAATCTGACCAGAGGTATTCACTGTAGTCGAGGCACTGTCAGTCGCTGACTGATCAAAGGTAGCTAGATCAACTAAGTCGTTAAGCTTGTCCGCCGTAAGTTGTTCTCCGTTGGAGAACTTTGTTACTTTATTTATTACTGACATATTATTGGTAGATCTCGGTTACGGTTAATGTAGAAATTGGACAAGTAATGTAATTAGCGTCATTATCGGTTTGCACTTCATTGATAAGGACATCAATTGTACTGTGGGCGGTAACCTGAATCTTATAGGTAATCGGTGTTCCAGCAGTAATGGATGAACTATCGAGGTAGTCCATACCAGCTACATTTGAGGTATACTGACCTCCGTATCCGCTTCCAAATGTACAAGGAGTCCTACTTCCTCTGGTGTCTCCAAGTGCAATAGCAGAACCATCTCTTACGTACCTAAAGATATTTCCGTGGGCATTGCTATTGCTAGATGCATTTATAGTTGAAGAAATTAAAATTTTTGAATTTGAAAATTTAGGAGTAATTGTAACTTCAAGGTCAGGTATATCGGCAAATACCATATTGGGAGTAAGGATAGAAAATATATCCGTCTTGACTGCTTGAACAATGTTGGGCTTTAACTTGTCGATATATGCTTTAATACTTTCCGATGTAGCAAGGGTAGTGTCAGTAGCTGTAGCCATTGTGTCATCGTCGATTACATCTGTCAGCTTGGCAAAGGTTACGTTGGCATCTAGGATGGCAGGTGTAGTAACTGCGTCGCCTGCGATCAATGCAGGAGTAATCCCTGCATCCTTGATCCTCAGCTTACCGTCAATATGTAACTCCAATGTTGAGTCATCCACGGGATCGTCAAACGTGGCTGCATTAGCAATATTGTTAAGTTCCGTTGATGTAACGGTTTGAGTAGGATTAAAGTTTGTACCTGTAGTAATGATTGCCATATCTTATATTGCTTTGTTTGTTGATCTAAATGCTTCTGCTCCAGCGACCTTAATTGCTCGGAAGCGAGGTCGGCCAGTTGTATTGTTTAAAGTTACCTGCATTCCATATGCTCGCTTGTTACCTATTCTACCACGGATGGATACATCCTCGTCAGGTGCTAAGGTAGAGTTTGAATTAAGCTTACTAAGTGTACCTAAATCAACTACTGCGTCAATGTTTTCTAGCTCTGCGGTAATGCTTAGGTCGGAGGCATTGTCAGGGGATGACTGCACGTGCAGCTCAAAGTTGTTCCAACGCTTGCGGTCCATACTCCCGATGGTGAACTGCCTAGTGGTAACCGAAGCTGGTATGTCGTGCGCTACGGTTGTCTCCTGTCCCTCGACAGGGATCTCGGTAGCAAGCAGGTCAACTGCGTCTACACGGGCATCTAACTTGTGCAGACCACCCAGTGTGTTCACTGCGTATACTGCACGTTCAGACTCCTTACCTGCTACGATCAAGTTAGCGATGTTCCAGTTTGCGTCATCGGTTGTGTCGATACTCTCCCACTGCTTGTTGATGAAGTTAAATACCAGTATAGCATTGTTTACTTGGCTGCCGTCCAGCGGCACAGCCAGGAAGTACTTGTTGTTGAAGTAAACCCCTACGCTCTTGTCCCATACAGCCTTGTTGATCCTCTTGATTGTAGGGTCAATGCTTGAACTCAGTGGTACTTCGTTACCACGAAGGTTGTACAGGTCCTGGAAGTTAGCGCCGTATACACCATTGTCCGAAAGGAATAGTACGTTGTTGCCTACCTGAATAATGCTGTTTCGTGCCACGCAACCTACTTCATTTGTGATAAGCTGTACGTTTGTAGCTGCTCCCGCTCCGCTTACTAGGTGAATACTATTGCGGTTGAACACCAGTAGCTTGTCATCCGAGAATGAGTGCAGCCCTACATTGAAGTCCGCTGTACCTGCATTGAATCGGTACTGAGCATAGATCTGGTCGTATGTGTCAGAGTCCAAGATGTCGGAGACAATTATCTCGTCAAGGATTCCACGGAAAGTAAAGCTGTCTTCTGTGTCGTCTACGCTGTACTTGAATGGCATTACCAGCCTACGCTGGTGATATGCTGCGTACTCAGGTGCAGGCATATGAGTAAAGCCAAGGCCCACCGATACGTGCCGTTGAAATATAACTCCAGACTCGTTAGTGGTATTTGGTTCTTGAACATAGAACTCAAGCTCAAAGGTAGTTTCGTTCCTAGAAGATATTACGTAGTCTGTTCCTACCGTGAAGGTAGATGATGCTGCGTCTTCAATCTCGATTACGTCTCCTACTTTAGTCCCGTTCATAGCGGCTAAAGATACGAACTCAGCCGTTGCCTTACCGTCCGTTATGTGAACTTTATTAGGAGATAGCTGACTTGGCTGTTCGTACTCTCCACTGGCCACCAGCTTAAACCCTGGGGATATAGTAGAGGTAGCGTCCACTGTATAGGTAGCGGCAGCCTGATAGGCTGCTGGCAGGTCATAGGTAAAGGAAGTACTGCTAGGTACAGTGTTAATCACCCAGCCTCCATTCGGATCTTCCCCTGTAGGAAATCCAGTTAGTCCAGCAATTGTGATTGCGTCCCCGATAACTAAGCCGTGATCAGCTGAGGTATTTACTGTAACTACATTGGATGCAGCGGGAGTACTTGCTGATGCAATAGCGATAGGGCTAAAGAAATTATCATTCTCCAGTGCAGTCTGTCCGTCACGAAAGATAAACAGCCTGTTAAAGGCCTGTAGCATACTGCTGACGGGCGGTACGTTCTCACCGAGGGGGTAAGCCATAGTAACGGATGCAGACGTATCCTGTAGGTCTGTGGCTACTGCACTTACATTAGATGCCAATACAATGAACTGGCTGTTGTTCTGATTAGGATCGCTAAAGGTTGCACTTGTGTACACTTCCGAAACGTTACCTTGATCCAGGATCATATTGTATCCAATGACAGAAGACGCAGCAAGCACCGTCAGCTGCGGCTCAGAACCTCCGTCGTCCAAAGCAAAGGGTAAGTTAAGAGGAGTACTGTAAGGCTCGTCAGCACCCGTTAAAGCGTACTTAAGGGTCTTTGTATCTCCATTGTCCGTAACAGATGTAAGTGTATGCAGACCGTTGGGGTCCGTTGTAGTGCTTACTAGGTTCTCTACATAGATCTCGTCGCCTACGGTAAATACGTGCCCAGGCTCTACGGCTGGGTCATCAATGACAATCAGGACTTCATTGCTAACTAAGGATGCTGACCGAATAGTAGTAGGTAGCAGTCCAACTACAGGAGGAATAGCAGTGCTCTCTGAGGTAGTAGGTAAACGCAGTACATCGTCACCAGAAGCAAATGGGGCCTTGATGAAGTCAATCCCTGGGCGGACCTGCCACTCCCCGTTCTTACCTAGTCTACCGTTTAGGCTACTAGCAAGCATACCAGCTGGAAGCTGGTCAGGGCGGGCATAGTTATTAAATCCAACAAACCCTACGTCCAAGTCTTCTTGGATAGGGTCATCAAGTGATCCGTATGATCTATAGCGTGACAATGTGTTCCTTAGTTATTGGTTAGCAGTTCCAAGCCTTACGGCTCCAGTAGTTAGCGGATAATTTATTACTCTTACCTTTGATTCCACCACTGCGAGCGCAGTAGCTTTTCTTGCGTTTTGGCTGGTCCTTCTTGATGCTCATATTAGCATCCCCGAATCGGACGATCTTTTCCTTACCACCTTGGCAGGCTTTCACGACGAACTTCTTCCCGCCTTGTACTTCACGGCGGGGTACGTTGCACTTCATTTTGGATTTGTCAGGCATTACTTGACCTGTGAAGAACCAAAGTAGAAACCTACAATGGCTAAAGCTGTTTGGCGGATCTCTGGTAGGATAACAAACCCCTGTACAGTGGACCACTCTAGGCTCTTGAATAGCCCTAGAAAGCCTTTGGATTCTGTCTGAAGGGTAACACCTATGTCGGTGAATGCAAAGACGAATGGAGCCAGTACAATAGCAAAGATAACAGCCGCTGTAATAAGACGACGCATATACACACCGCCACGGGCTGATGCACGATCTGCGGAATCATCTGCTGCTACCTGCTTCTGGAGCATACGCTCAAAGAGACGTGCTTGATTCTCGGACTGCGCTGCGATCATCTTCATTACGAATCCGCTTACGCCCCCGCCTAGCATTGCTATTAGTTCTGGTGTCATACTAATCCTTGTTCTGGAGTTCCTTGATTACTTTGACTGCTGATGCAGTCATATAGACTAGAGTAGCAAGACCCACGACTAGTCCTAGAAGTTCGTTGATATGACCGAGTTCGATGGTAGCGATAAAGCCCCCTGTTCCGATTGTTGATTTGTACACGATGTCCTGCATTAGATTGTCTCCTCAGGTGGAGTAGGTAAAGGAACGTAGGAGGGTACGGTATCCGCTTGCTCTTGGGAATCCAGCTCGTAGTCAGTTACGTCCAATGCCCATTTGTAATCAATGGTTTCATCTGGGTAAGTGAGCCACCGTGTACCTTTACCGTTGTCCTCGAGCCAGTAGTCAAAGCCAAGGTACTTGCCCTCTTCGTCAGCACGGTCAATGGCGGCCTCTTTAGTTTCGTAGATTAAGTACAGCATTAGTAAATGTCGTATTGATTGTTAATGTTGGTTTCGATGGCTTCACGGTTGGCTGACTGGTCGGTGTTGTAGATAATGAACTCCTGCATTGTTCCATCGTAGTAATTACCTGAACCTATAGAAAAACCAATAGTTGACAAACTATTAATGCTATCTGCACCGACAGTATTGGTAAAGTTGCTCGTATTACCGTTCAAGGACAGTGAACTATTAGTGCCGTCATATACACCAACAACTAAATTTTTGCTAGTAGTAAGTTGAGCGTTAATAGTAGTCAAACTAGATTGAGCTAACATCCTGTATCTTCGGTCTCCACTACCATCGTCTGTAGTATCAAATAAAGTTCTTTGACCAGATACGCCTGTTCTATCAAAAAATTCATTATCTGCTTCCAGAACAGAATCAGATTGATGAACCATAAGTATAGAATTTGGTTGAGATAAATTAGAACCTAAGTCTATATCTAATTTATGGCTTGTTCC